CTTCGTCATCATTTTTTTCACGCAAATTTGCTAATGTATTTATTGATGTGAGTTCTTTAAAATAAAGTTGATCCGATAACCAAGCAAACAGAACAAGACCCATGACCAAGTCATCATGTTTACCTGGTTCTGCCTCGTATGTATTACCTTTTTTGGAAAATGTTGATAATTCATTAATGGTACTTAGATCATTAATGATTAATTGATTACCTTCAATCAAAAGTTTTAATATGGAACATCCAGTTTGTTTTACAATCTTTGTTGTTCGAATACCTTTATCGGTATTCCCACCACTAAAACCTGACGTAACTTGTTTTCCTGATCTACCGCCACCGGCAGTCGTCGTCAATACATTATCATATTCAAAATCAAAATGTAATGAATCTGCTACTTGTCCACCAATATCATTTATTTCAACAAGAATACCAGCATTATTATAAGATTTGGAAACCCTATGAATTACATCGGCATAATCTATTGGGGTCATCATATTACTTTTAAAAACACATACTTGTTTATAAGGCATGGCACTTACGTCAAATATACTAAATGCAGAATAGTCCAGACCTTTGCCTCGTGAAACGTCAGCAATACATATATATTGTTTATTCTTTTCAGGTGCATCATAAAGTTTCAAGCCATCCTTGGCATGAATAGGTGTCTTATAAACAAGTTCTTTTAATTTCCAACCAGCAATAAGAGTACCTGATGAACCTTGGAATTCTACCTCAAATTCTTGTGAGAATTTTTCGGTATCAAAGTTGATACCTGCTAATGTATCTTGTCTCCATTTTTCATCACGACCAGGAACTCTATCCCATTTCACCAAAATAGGTTTATAATTATTCTTATTTTCTAATGCATTTTGCCAAATAGCATAAAAGTGATTCAAACCATTTGGTGTTGAAACAAGAATAACCTGTGATGTATTACCAGATGAAATTGTAGGATAAACTGACGTAAAGAATTCATCCCAGTTATCAATGAATGCAGCTTCGTCAATAAACAGAAGATTAATACTGAAACCACGAATGTTATCTGCTGATGTAGCAGTAGCAAGAACTCTACTATTATTTTCAAGAACAAACGAACCTTTGTTCCATTCAAGGATACCATGCTGCATCCATTTTGGAAGATGCTGGTATGCTAACTGGATTTTACCTAGAATTTCACGTGCGGTGTCCGCTTTGTTGGCAAGCAAAGCTACGTTTTTATCATTATTGAAAAGAATATACCACAAAATAAAAGCACATGTTGTGGTGGATTTACCTGCCTGACGTGAAGTCGCCATAATATTATAGCGGTTTTCGGCCATGGCTTTAAGCATTTCAATCTGATAATCATACGGTGTAAAAGGTATTAGGCCTTTATCAACGTTGACAATCTTCATATAATTACTAACAAAATACACAACATCTTGTGAACACTTGACCATTTCGGTCACCATTTCTGGTGTCCAATTTACATCAATCCCTGCTCGTTTCAGATTGGGATTGCCCATATAAGCTTTAAAATTTGGAATTATTTCCGCATTAGTATTCATTTTTGTTGACATCATTCTTGTGCTGTGATATAATAGTCTATGACATAATATGAATTATTTAATAGTTCTATTCCTCATGTTTTCAATCATCTTCTGTAATTCATGAGTTGAGCCAACAAATAAATTATTTGTGACTTGATTCTTTGCTTCCTCATCACGAGGTAAATCCGATTTATCAATTGATCTGATTTTCTCTTGAAGATCAAGCAATTCCCTTGAAGCATTTGCAACCGTATCCATTAATTTGGCTAATACTTCATATGCTCTGGGGTTTTGTGATTGTTGTGCAATTATAGTAAGTTTTGATATGGCATCGGTACCATTTTCGATAACCTCACGAATATTTGCTCTGGCAAATGTAAAATCTTCATCTGCAGAGTCATCGCGCGCTTGACTGATAATAGTTGATATGGTTTTACTATAGGTCTGATTGATTGGACCTAAATTTAAAGCTTTATCAATTGGATTTCCGTTATCGTCATCATTAATGTCATCATCATCCATAATCTTTTTCCATAGTAGTTGTCACGTAGCCAAAGGTATCGGTGGCTATAATATTTGCAACCGGTATTGACAAACTAGCATTTGATGTTGGTTGACCATTTGCCGTAAGTCCTGGTTGGACTTGTACCCACGCTATTGATGTAGTATTACCAACAGCACTTTGAATAGTATTACCAGTAGCTACAAAGAACTCAGTGTTTGCAAATTTAATAATTTTAGTAGATTTGACGGGCCCGTAAATATAGCCTTTGAGTGTAAAATCTAGATTCCAGACCAATGATCTACGTGTTTTAAAATCACCATCATAAACATCATCCAATTGTACATTATTAAGTACAACAGGAATATCCATAGTAACATTCATCTCTGGAATGAGATGAACTGTTGTTGTCCAATCTGGTGTAAAATAAGGTAGAATTTGTTCCACAATTTTATTTCCATCCTCAGCATTCTTTACTAGAATACTTAAACGGAATCCAATATTATATGGAACTGGATTGTATTGATATTTATTTTGAGCTTTATCGTCTGGATTTACTACAGCAATTCGATTAATTGTTTGTAGTTTTCTAGATCCATCATAATCAAACCCAGTCATTTCAAAAGCCATCATGGGTAATGGATATGTTGCTGTTGGTCGATCAATATTTGGATCTTGAACCACACGTGCTAACATCTTATCTTTTGGTCCATATGTAATAGGCACACGTTCAAGTAAAGTAACATTACCACTTACATCTGTCCTAGAAATATGAACATTATTAAAAAGAGTTCCAAAAAGTATAATATACTTGCGGATTAATGAAAAATAAAATGGTGTAGATGAAAACATTTTTAAAAGGCCTTAAATCCTTGATTTATCAGAATGTTATATTTATCTGTTCCGGGTATTGCCATTTTTCTAACTTCACCATTGACCAACCATCTAATTCCTTGCTTTGATTCTTTAACTTTGGCAACATATTCTGGGTTATTCATCGCATTATTAGCTTTCATTTTATCCAAAGTTTCAGGTTTGTGTTTTTTACCATGCATACCTATCTTTTTTTCTCTTTGAAGCCGAATGCTATTTTCGGAGATTTTGTTTCGCGTTTCTTCAGTCCTTGGATTTTTTTCGTAATGTAACTTCATAGCCATACTGGTCGATTCGGAGATTTTATTTCGAGTTTCTTCTGATCGTTCTAGACCTTTATTCCATTTACCAAAATCTGGGTTATTTTTGTGCGAATTAGAGATTTTTTTGCCTATTGATTTAGTTTTTTCATCGCTTGTAGACCAATGACTTTTTATGTTCCTAAGATTGTAATATTTTTTACCGAACTCTTCTTTTTTTATTAGATCTAGATATTTTTCTTCGGCAATGAAAGTTTCTTTTCTATTCGAATAAACACGTTCCAAGATTCTTCTTTTGAAATCTTGCGGTCTTCGAGAATATGCCTTTTTCATCCAAGGCGAAGAACAAACATAACCGTCTGTTTCTGAGCCCCAATGTGCGCCAACATAATAACGTTTGTGTTTACGATCAAACCAGATGTAAACGAAACCATACTTTTCCATGACTGTCTCCTATGTTTATCATAGGAGTATTTATACAAAAGGTATATTCTCAAATATTTCCTTCGCTGAAAGGATCTATCTCACTGAAATCAACAAAGTCATTTGATCCCAAAGTAAAGTTATTTGATCCATTTTGAATGATATCATTTTCGGATGCTGGATCAATAACATCTGGCTTATATTGTTCTACAACCAGATAATTACCATCTTCATCTGTCAAGTTTACACCTTCTTCATCCATAATAGTATAATCAAGAATATTGACTGAATAATTTGTTTGAAGATTATCAATTTCAGGAATACCAGTATTAAATTGTTCATTACTGTATTCAAACAATTCACAAGTTAATTCCCAAGTTTGTAATGCACCAAATTGATAAAACATTTCAAATTTATTTACAAACTTGATTTGGAAACACTTACGGTTAAGTGGAAAATAAATTAAGTCACCTTCATTCGGTCGTACTTCATTTGTTATAATAGCAACTTCTTGATTGAATGTTCTTTGTGCTATACTGAATACAACTTGGTCTCTAATTTGTAAACCAAACTTAGACATAAAATTACCATCACCAGTAAAACCATCAACGGACTTGATATAAAGTTCAACTAAAATTGCATGATTATATTGTGATGATGCATCTTCTTCAAATAATTGGTCACGATTTACTATAACACGCGGGACATAATACATGTCCTCTCCGTAAATGCGAATTGACTCTATGATTAGATCTTCATAGAGTGTTTGTTCGCCAGTGGCCGCAAAATTATTGAAAGTAAAAGTTAGTCGCCATTGACAATTCCCTCCTTTTTCTTGGCCCAAGCAGCCTTAGCTCTTATAGATTGTAATTCTCTATAATTTTCAGGTCTTTTTGATGCACTAATTCTACCTGCTTCAGAAGCAAGTTTTTTTGTGTTGGGATTAGCAAGTCTCGACTTACTCATCTTTATTTTAGTATCATCTGTATGTTTACTACCTACTCTGGAAGCAATAACTGCAGCGGCATGCTCCGGTGAGTTCTTTGATTTTCTTCTACCTTCATGAAGTTTGTGAGCATGTTCTAGTGATATCTTTCTACCTTTGTTTGCTTTTCCTATATTTTTCTTGTGCTCTTCAGTCATGGTATTACTGGACCAACCATCAAAGTAAAAACCATCATTATTGTGTCTGTTGTAAAATTCTTCATTTACTTTAGCATCAACAGATTTAAGAATTTTAGCTTCAAGTTTTCTGATATCAGGAATATTTCCCCGAGCAATTATTTGTCTTGTAAAATCATCAGGTCTCTTTTTATATTCTTCTAGCATATATTTACTAGAACACACATAACCATCTTCAACTGAACCTTTATGAGATCCAATATAAAGTTTATTAGTAGATTTATCAGTCCAGCAATATACAAATGCTTCATTCATTAAATTACATCTCCGAGTTTCTTGCGCCGGCTACAAGTTTCATTTTACCAATTCGCATACCTTCTTTGGATTTATCACCATATGCTGCATGTGTTTCATCACCAGGTTTTAATTCTTGTTTAGTACCATCTGGGTGTTCACCATGTATTTTAATATCAGGATCTTGTCTCATACGATCCCACATCTTCTTAGCACCGGGTGAATGACTTGTACCGACCATTTGATTGCCATTCTGTAAAATTTTCTTATAGACTTGTCCCATATTTACATCAGATGATGATCTTCTATGGGCACTCAGAAATTGTAATCTATGACCGCCTTGAATTGGTGTCGATTGAGCGGCATAGACCACATGGTGAATTTTCTTATCTTTTGGATGCCAAGTAAAATGTTTGATTCCACCACCAGCAGTTTCGGATGAATGAAGTTCCAGACCACCTACTTCACCTACTTTTTTAGCATTTTTTTCGTAATGAGTAGGTGAATCATACTTGGTTGATGATGTAACAGCTTTATCTTTGGTCGAATTGATCCCTTTGGAACCAATACCATTAATCCAAGCTTCACAGAATGTTTTATATGTAAGCATAATATTATCCAATAAAATCTGTAACTGGAAGTGAATAAGAATAAATCATTTCTTTTTCTAGTTCTGCACGTTCACTAGTAGCATCATTATAAATCTTTTCACCATTAAATTTAATACCACCGGGAAGTGTCATACCAATGAATTTGGTTAGATTTGCACCCCATTGTTGCTTAATTAAACATGTAGCATAACGGAGAAGCCAACGATCTTTCCATACATCAGTGAAAATTGCAGGATCAACAATTTGATATGCTTCAATAATAACATAATCACCGGTGGTCAAAATATTCCAGTCGGTATCAATATAAAGACGATTTACATTTCTATTATAACGAATTGGTTGTTGACCAACCAACATTTGTTCTAGGAATTGAACATGTGATAATGCCATGTAATATGGAACCATGGATACGGATGTCAATGTATACAAATCATTTAAAGCAATCTGATAACGAATATTGAACAAGTTGTTTGTATTTAAGGCTTGACCGATAGGGAACAGATTGACAGCACCAATGATATTTTCAGGCATTGTTATGTACTTGTTAACTTTATCTGCATCTGTAATCTGATACTTGTAGAAAGTCTTCTCAGAACCATCAAAATGATAATCCCAGTAATATTTCAATGCTTCATCAATACGGTCATCAACCTGGTCATCGTCGACGTTAATTTCAATAACAGGTTTACCAAGAGTTCTTAGGCAATACTCTTTAAACTGATCTTTTGTTGTAGGTGTTGCCATAATACTTATCCTATATTATTTCTTTAACAAATTGATTTGAGCTTGTAGATCAGCGAT